AGGCAACTTGGGCCGTATGGGTAGTGCCTTTGGAGACAGCAGCATAAGCAATTACGATATGGCTAGTAACTTTTTATCACCTGACGACCCCGCCCTTCTTGCGCCGCGTGACCCACGGAGGGCGGTTGCAGTAGCTAATCGTATTCAGGACGATATAGAAGCAGGGATTCCTACACGCGGATCGGCAGATGGTCCTGATCTTACTGGCGCAGATTTATTGAGCCGTCTTTCTCCAGAAGAACAGGCTCTTTTTATTCAGCAGCGTAATTCGGCTCCTGTTGAAATGAACCGTGGCGGCATTATGTCTCTGCGGGAAGGCGGTTTGGCGAGCTATGGCCCAGGTGGCGGCGGCGTGGTTAACCAGTTGCAAGATCTTGGCGGGCGGGCGGAGGAGTTTGCTAGTTCAGTTCAAAACACAATAGGAGGCGGGGGAATGAATTTAATCGGACCTCAGTTGTTAAGCTCTGGCGTGCAGGAAACAGGAGCCGCACCCATGCTGGGACAGTTACGGCCATCTCCTTTTAGACAACAGATATAAAAGGCTACTAGAATGGCGCGAAACCCGCTTCCTCGCAGCAATTTCGGAACGGCTTCTCTTGTAGAGCGCCGCGACGGTATTCCACAGGTGGATCTAGAAGAAGGTCCTGATGCAGAAGTTTCTGTAGATGACGGAACCTTGCTGGAGACCCCCGGTCTTAATATTGAATTAGAGGACGACGGCAGCGTCGTGGTGGATTTCGACCCCTTTGTGGGCCGTGAGCAATCCGGCGGGTTTTACGACAACCTTGTAGAGGATGTGGATGACAGGGTAGCCGGTCGGGTTTCCTCGGATCTACTAGACCAGTACGAGGCTAACAAGGAAGGCCGTAAAGATTGGGCGGAGGCTTACCGAACAGGACTAGAGCTGCTTGGCTTTAAGTACGAGGAGCGTTCGGAGCCTTTTCGGGGAGCTACCGGTGTAACACATCCTTTACTTGCAGAGGCCGTAACACAGTTTCAAGCGCAGGCTTTTGGTGAGCTTCTTCCTGCCGGAGGCCCTGTAAACACGCAGGTCCTTGGTAAGGCTACTCCCGAAATTGAGGAGCAAGCCGACCGCGTTCGTATGTATATGAACTATCAGATTACATCTGTAATGAAGGAATACACTCCTGAGTTTGATCAGATGTTGTTCTATCTACCCCTTGCTGGTTCAACATTTAAGAAGATTTATTACGACGAGTTCCTTGGCCGTGCTGTTAGTAAGTTCGTTCCTGCGGAACAACTCGTTGTGCCCTACACCGCGACGGATCTTGAGACGGCAGAGAACGTAACGCATGTAATTCAGATCTCCGAAAACGAACTTCGCAAGAAGCAGGTTGCGGGTTTCTATGCAGACATAGAAGTTTCCGCTTCTCAGTCGGACCCTTCAGAGGTCCGTGAAGAGATGGACGAGATTTCAGGCATTGAGCCTAGCAGGCTGGATACTGAGGTAACTCTTTTAGAATGCCACGTAGACTTGGATCTGGAAGGGTTTGAGGATATGGGCAAGGACGGAGAGCCCACAGGAATTAAGCTTCCGTATGTTGTCACGATATCAGAGGACAACGGGAAGCTTCTCAGCATTCGTCGCAATTACAAAGAGGACGACGAGAACCGCAGCAAGAACCAGTATTTCGTTCACTTCAAGTTCCTCCCCGGTTTTGGGTTCTATGGTCTTGGTTTGATCCACATGATTGGCGGTCTAAGCCGCACGGCCACCGCAGCACTACGTCAGCTTATTGATGCGGGGACACTGTCTAATTTACCGGCGGGCTTTAAAACGCGGGGGCTTCGTATTCGTAATGATGACGAGCCTTTGTCTCCGGGTGAGTTCAGGGATGTAGATTCTCCCGGTGGAGCCATTCGGGACTCCCTGATGCTGCTTCCCTACAAGGGTGCGGATCAGACTTTATTTCAATTGATGGGTTTCTGTGTAGAAGCAGGTCAACGGTTTGCCGCGGTTTCTAATTTGCAAGTTGGTGATGGAAATCAACAGGCTGCCGTGGGCACCACCATTGCACTGCTGGAACAGGGCGCAAAGGTAATGTCCGCTATTCACAAGCGGCTGCATTACGCTCAGAAGGATGAGTTTGCGCTTCTTGCAAAAGTATTTGGAGAATCTCTACCTGAAGAGTACCCCTATAACGTTGTAGGCGCAGAACGCACTGTGAAGGCGGAAGATTTTGACGAGCGGGTAGATGTAATTCCTGTGTCAGATCCAAACATCTTTTCCATATCCCAAAGGGTCACTCTCGCTCAGACCGAGTTGCAGTTAGCACAGGCCGCGCCTGAATTACATAATATGTATGAAGCGTTTCGTCGGATGTACAAGGCGATAGGCGTTAAGGATGTAGATTCGATCTTGAAGGTTGTAAGTCAGGAAGAGGAGTTGCCGAAGGATCCGGCGGTTGAGAACTCCGAGGCTCTTGAGAACATCACCTTGAAAGTGTTTCAGGGCCAGAACCACAAGGCCCACATTACAGCGCACCTTGTAATGGGCTCGTCTCCCATGATTGCACAGCTTCCTTCTGTAGCGATGTCGTTACAGAAACATATAATGGAACACGTATCCATTCAGTCCAAAGAGCAGGTCTCGGCTCAAATGATCCAGCAGCTTCAGGGTCAAGCCCCTACAGAGGAGCAGTCTTTGGAGATAGAATCCATGGTCGCCGAGGCTATTGCCCAGGGTATGCAGGAAGTTAAAGCGATGAGTGCCGAGATAAGCGGCGAAGGGGATCAGACAGATCCTCTTATAGCTCTCAAGCAGCAGGACCTAGAACTTCGGGCGCAGCAGGATCAGGCAGAAAATCAGGTGGACCAAGCTCGACTTGCCTTGGACCAGCAGAAGGCTCAACAAAACGCACAGCTTGGCGCACAAAGAATACAGTCTCAGGAAGGGATTGTAGAGGCCCGCATACAGGCTGCCCGCGAACGTGAGATGATTAAACAGAGAAATCAATAGGAGATTCACCATGAAGGACAAGAAAAATTCGGTTGGCGTTGCCCGTAAAGGCATTGTAGTAAAGGATCAGGGGTTCGTTCCTTATAGTGACGCCTCAGTAGAGAAGACTCCTAATGTTGCAAAGGCCTCCATGGTTTCGGGTAAAAACCGGGGCATGGGAGAAGCCCTTCGCGGCGGAACATTTAAAATTTGTTGAACAAGGAATATAGCTATGAATTGGATTACAAGTAGATTTAAAGAGCCCTCTAGCTACGCCGCCCTTGGTGGTGTTGTAGTAGGTGTAGGTGTTTTAATTACACAGCCTATTGTTATTATGGTGGGCATTGTAGGCGGTGCAGTCGGTTTCCTGCTTAAGGAAAAAGGCGTTATTTAGTTATGTCCAGGTTGATTGGGCTGGTTGCTGTATTAGTCCTTTCTTTGACAAACCCCGCTTGGGCTGTAGACACTGTCACGAATACGACGGCTTCCAACACGGTTAGCTCCTCTTCAAACACGGTCAGCTCATCGTCCAATACCGTAAGCAATACCTCGGCAAGCAATACGGTTAGTAGCAGCACGACCGGAAATACAGTTATCGACAAGGCCCCAAGCACCGCCTCCGCACCAAGTATCGTTGTCAATAATTCTGACGTCTGCGTGACGGGCCTTAGTTCTGCGGTACAAACTTCCGTTTTTGGAGCGGCGGTTGGTACTACTGTCAGAGACAAAAACTGTGAGCGGTTGAAGCTGGCTCGCAGTCTCTATGGCATGGGCCTCAAGGTCGCAGGCGTTTCCCTGCTCTGTCAGGATGTCAGGGTGTTCGATGCTATGATTGCGGCAGGGACACCGTGCCCTTACGAAGGTAAAATAGGAGATGCCGCAAAGGTGGCTTGGATGGCATCCCCAGAGGAATCACCGGAAGGCTCGAAGCTACGGTCTGACGTAATTAAGATTAAAGAAGCTGCGGCAGAGAAAAACAAATCTATCGGCGTTGAATCTGACGACGAGTATCCAAAATGATGCGCCCTCACCGTTTGGTCACAATTCTTGTCGCGGCGGGTTATTTATTTGTCCTTGGTGCTGCTGTTTTGATGTTTGTTGGAATAGTAAAAGCTGAGAATTTAACTACCAGCAATCTTTCTCCTGCCATGTCGGACATGACGGCATCGGAAGGGACATCGGTTGGAACAGGTTCAGGTTGTCAAGCTGGAAAATATTGCACATCAGGCACGGTCGAGGGTGGTGGAACCTACACTAGCAATTTCAACATTCCGTTGACGCAGGAAGAAGTTAATCTTGGCTTCACGCTCAACACTGGCGTAACTATTAACTCACATTCCAGCAACGCAAGTCTGCAAAGTTGCACTGGCGGCGTCCTGCAACAAGGCGACTGCAAAGATATGTTTAGCCTGACGGTAAATTTCAAAGACGGCACGACAATCGTCGAGACTTTTAAGCACGAGGAAGAACTTGATTGGTCTGGCCTTCAAGACTTTAGTTTCACAGATACAGTCGGTGCCAATTCTTACGGGGTTTTGACGGCTTCCTTTGAACTCTTTGGAATAGATGCTGGATACCCGGTGGGCTATTTCGGTCCACAGTTTAGCAATCCGACTATGACTTTGGATTATCAGACGGCCCTAGTAATAACGGAAATACCAACCGTAATTACCGATTTGACCGAGACGGTAATTGAGACTGAAATAGAAACGACGGATATTGCTGCAACGACCCCCGTGTTGCCGACATACACCGTTGCCAGCGCAGCGACGTACACGACCCCCGCCGCGCCTACAGTAACCGCCGCACCTACAGTAACCGCTTCGTCGCCC